CCGGCGCACGGACTATTTCGCTGCCGTCGTCGTCGATCATCGGCCTGTGCGACACCTTCACCCCGGGCATTCTCGGCGGCGGTACGGCCAAGGCCGGCGAGCTGGTGTTGCTCACGTCCGAGCGCGAAGCCATTGCCGCGTTCGGGCCGGACTCGGCGATCACCAAGGCCGCCCAGGCGATCTACGTGCGCGCCAAAGCGGTGATCGTCGCGATCGGCGTCCCTAAGCTGGAAGACGCCGCGCTGCAAACGTCCGCCATCATTGGCGGGGTGCTGGCCGATGGTCACCGTACCGGCCTGCAAGCGCTGCTCGATGGCAAGAGCAAGCACAACGCCCAGCCGAAACTGCTGATCGCCCCGAAGCACTCGGCCACTCAAGCCGTGGCTACCGCCATGGATGCCCTGGCCGCTAAGTTACGTGCGATCGCCATCATTGACGGCCCGAACACCACCGATGAAGCGGCCTTGGCCTACGCCCTGGAGTTCGGCAGCAAGCGTCTGTACATGATCGATCCCGGCGTCAAGTACTGGGACTCGGTGTTGAGCGCAACGATCGACGCGCCGGGCTCGGCCTGGGTGGCGGGCCTGTTTGCCTGGACCGACGCCACGTATGGCTACTGGGCATCGCCGTCGAACAAAGAGTTTGTCGGCATCACCGGCACCACGCGCCCGATCGAGTATCTGGACGGCGACGAAACCTGCCGGGCCAACCTGCTGAATAACGCAAACATCGCGACGATCATTCGTGACGGCGGGTATCGCCTGTGGGGTAACCGCACGCTGTCCAGCGATCCGAAATGGGCGTTCGTCACCCGGGTGCGGACCTGCGACATCCTGATGGATGCGATCCAGGCAGGGCACAAGTGGGCGGTCGACCGCTCGATCACCAAGACCTACGTACAGGACGTGACCGAGGGTCTTCAGGCGTTCATGCGCGACCAGAAGAACGCCGGCGCGGTGATCAACTTCGAGGTCTACGCGGACAAGGAACGGAACACGGCCAGCCAAATCGAGCAGGGCAAAGTGTTCTGGCGCATCCGCTTCACCGACGTGCCACCAGCCGAAAACCCGAATTTCCTCATTGAAGTCACCAACGAATGGCTGACCGAAATTCTTGAATCCGCCTAAGGGGCTCGCACGATGATTCCTCAAGTTCTCTCCAACATGAACGCCTTTGTCGACGGTGTGAGTTTCGCCGGCGACGTGCCCACCCTGTCGCTGCCCAAGCTGACGCAAAAGACCGACGACTATCAGGGCGGCGGCATGTCCGCCCCGATCGAAATGGGCATGGGCCTGGAAAAGCTGGAAGCGGCCTTTACCACCAACGGCGTGCGCCGTGAGGCGCTGAAGTACTTCGGGCTGGCCGATCAGACCGCTTGCACCATCGTCTTCCGGGGCGCCTTCAAGGGCCTGAAAGGCGCGATCACGCCGGTGGTGGTCACCCTGCGCGGTGGCATCAAAGAGGTCGACATGGGCGACTGGAAGCCGGGCGACAAGGCGGAAATCAAGCACGCGATCAAGGCCATTTATTACAAGCTCGAAATCGACGGGCGCGTGATGTACGAGATCGACCCACTCAACATGATTCAGGTAGTCGACGGTGTCGATCAACTGGCGGAAGAACGTTCGGCCCTCGGCCTCTAAGGACTCAAAGAACATGACTCAAGTAACCCAGGACACCACCGCCCCGATCTTGCCGAAGTGGCTGAAGCTGAGCGATGAGGGCGTGACCGTAACGCTCAAATACCCAACCCTGATCAGTGATGTCCTCACGGATGCGCTGACCATGCGCGCGCCCAGCGTCAAGGACTGGCGTGCGTCCAAGGTCGCCGGCAATGGCGACTACGAAAAACAGGAGTTGTCGTTGTTTGGCAGCCTGACCGGGCTGACCGAGGCGGAGCTGCTGACCTTGAAATACAAGGACTACCAACGCCTGTCGGCGGGCTATTTTCGCCTGGTCGAAGAAGACGACGTTTAACGCCGTCACGCTCAGGGACGCGGCTCAACGCTTGGCCAAAGAGACCGGTTTCTCGGCGGCCGAGATTGAGGCGCTGCCCTTCGATCAGATGCTGTGGTGGCTCACGGATTGAGCCGCCTTTGAATTCCCCGACGTATAGGGCACGCACATGGCGAACAAACTCGCGCTCGGTCTGGTCATTGGCGGGGCGGTCAGCTCCACGGTGGGCTCGGCGTTCAAGGACGTCACCAATCGCATGCAGCGCCTGGAGGCAACCGGCAAAAAAGCCCGGGTGCTGGAAAAGACCATTGGCGACACCATGCGCCTGCGCGACGAATGGCGCCGGGCGCACATGGCGGGCGAAAAGGGCGCCTCGGCGTTGCAAAAGCAACTCGATAGCAACCTGAGCAGCCTGAAGAAAGAAGGCGTGGAAGTGCGCAATCTGACCAAGGCCTACGCGGCCATGGGGCAGGTGGCGCACAAGGCCGAGTTGAAGGCCAAAGGTCACCAGCAACTCGACGAAGGCAAGCAGAAGCTTAAAAGTAGCGTGGGCCAAGCGGTGGCCGCCACGGCGGCGATGGCGATCCCGACCAAGGTCAGCGCGGACTATGGCGCGATCATTCGCGACATCGCGATCAAGTCGAACATTGCCAACAAGCCCGAAGAAGCGCAGATGTCGAAGAAGATTATCGACACGTCGCGGGACACGGGCATGGCGCGTAACGACGTGGCCGAAGTGGTCAACGCCCTGGTGGGCGCCGGCATGGAATTGGACAAGGCGCTGGCCTATGCCCCGACCGCCGCCAAGTTCGCCGTGGGCCAAGGCTCCGACGGTGGCGAAACGGCGAAGATGATCAACGCCCTGGGGCAGAACGCCAAGATCACCGACCCGGCCATGATGCAAAAGGCCCTGGAGGCGATCGCCTACCAAGGACAGGCGGGCAGTTTTGAAGCGGCCGACATGGCGCGGTGGTTCCCCGAGTTGCTGGCCGGCATGGGCAAGCTGGGCATCACCGGCATGGATTCGGTGTCGCAACTGGGCGCCATGCTGCAGGTGCAAATGAAGACCGCCGGCGGCTCCGATGAGGCGGCCAACAACCTGAAGAACTGGATGGAAAAGATCGGCTCGGGTGACACGGTAACGGCCTACAAAAAGGCTGGGATCGATTATCAGGCGTCGATGAATACCGGGCTGCAGAACGGCAAATCCACATTGGAATCCAGCTTTGAGCTGGCGCAAAAATACATCGCGGCGACCGATCCGAAGAAGGCCGCCGCGATGGCAGAAGCCACGGCCAAGATCAGCAAGGAAGCGGACCCGGAAAAGGCCAAGGCTATGATCGCGTCCCTGGAGCAAGCCTTGCGCACTGGCGACCTGTTCGCCGACATGCAGGTCAAGGGCGCGCTGACGGCGTTCATGCAGAACAAGGAGCTGTATGCCAGTCTGAAAAAGGACTCGGCCAATGCCACCGGGATCTTGGACAAGAACCTGGAGGAGCGTCGGCAGTCGTCGGCGCAGAAGTGGTCGGAAATGGCCCAGGGCATGGACGACGCCATGCGCGCGATCGGCGACGCATTCCGCCCGGTCACCGACAAGGTGGCGGACGGGCTGACCTACGTCACCCAAGGGCTGAGCAAGCTGTCGGACGAATCGCCCAAGGTGGTGACCGGCATCGGCGCGGCCGTGGCAGCGGTGATCGCCTTTCAGAGCGCCATGAGCACCTTCAAGATCGCCAAGGGCTTGCTCAACATTGGGCGCGGTTCGCTGATGGGCAATCCGAACATCCCGCAAAAGGTCATTGTGGTGGGCGGCGGTAGCGGCGGTGGCGGTGGTCTGGAGGCGGGCGACCTCGATGCCGAAGGCAAGGACGGCAAGGACGGAAAAAAAGGCAAGAGAGGCGGGCGCTCCAGTCGAGGGCGCGGGCGAAGTGGTGGCGGTGGTCGAGGCTTAGGGATCGGCTCCGCCGTCAAGGGCGCCGCCGTGGTGGCGGTGGTGGATGCTGGGTTTAAGGTCTACGACACGTATCAGAACGCCGAAACGCAGGACGATAAAGCCGAAGGTTATGGTGCGGCCGCTGGTGGCTTGGCGGGCACGTTGTCCGGCGCTGCTGCCGGGGCCGCGTTGGGCACCCTGCTGCTACCGGTCATTGGTACGGCCATTGGCGGCCTGGTCGGCGGTGTGCTCGGCAACATGGGCGGCGACGTTTTGGGGGGCTATCTGGGCAAGGCGGCGTTCGGTACGCCCGACGACCTGAAGCGCCTGCCGGCCGCCGGGCCGCTGATGTTGGCCAATGCCGGCAAGGACATCCCGCCGGTGCTGGGCGGGATTGCCCAGTCGTTCGCGCCGTCGACCACCGGGCCGCTGATGCTGAGCAACCCCGGCGCCGGACCGGGCGCGAGTGTCGCCGCCACGTCGGCGGCCGCTGCGCCGCCTGTGTCGTATGACCCGCGCGACCTCAATTCCAAGGACGCCATGTTGCTGCCGCACTTTGCCAACAAGGTGCGTTTCCCCGGCTCCGAGCTGCGCCGGCCCAAGGTCATTCGCTCGGGTCTGGAAGATCCGCCGCCGCAACCGGGGGAGGCGGCGAAAGCCATGATGTTGCCGCCGGCCAGCGCGGACGCGGCGGCCGGGGCACTGATCAAGCCGATGGCGGCGAAAGCGGAGGCGGCCAAGGTCGAGTCGAACGTGGCGATTCAGGCGCCGTTCTCGCTGACGGTCAACGGCGACGTGAAGGATGGCAATCAGCTTTTTGCGCAGATCAAGCCGCAGCTCGATCAGTACTATCGCGACATGGCCAAGCAGGTGGGCAGCGCTCAACTGTTTGACGCGCCGCACATTTAATCGGGGGACATATGTCTGACCAAAACAAGACCGCATTGCAGCGATTACAGTCGGGGCTGGGGTTCCTGGCCTCGGCCGGGGAAACCGGGCGGCGCAGCCTGGACGGCATGTTGGGGCCGGTGAATGGCGCGATCGGCGAAATCACCGGCGCGGCTTCCGAGCTGGAGGGGCTGCCCTTTGTCGGTCCGGCGGTCGGCGCCCAGCTTCAGCGCGTCATGCGCGGGGTGAATGCCGCTCAGGCCCAGGTCGGGAAAGTGGTGGCCATGTACGGCACGGCCACCCGGGCGCTGTCGCAAATTGATGAACGCATGGGCGTGCTGAAGGAGCAGGCGGGCAA